ATAACGGTTTGTCAGTCAAGCGTCGGTCGAAGAAAGAGTTTGTCCTCGACGGTCCGGTAGTCGTCTGTGAAGGCTCATTATCTAAACCTTTTGCACATCTTGGCGATGTGTCAATTGGCGGCAATACTGAGCTAGACGGATACTATGTCGGCGGGCCTACTGGCTGCGCAGACCTAGATCTCTACTCGTTCACTGGGCAATGTGATTACAAATTCCAGCGTACGGTAACTACTATGTCTTGGCAATGCGGTACCTTCCGGTACTACGTTCCAGACATCGGGTCGGACCGTTGGACGGAACGAGCCAAGATAGCTTTGTCGGGTTCTAATCTTACCCCGTCATTGCTATACGAGGTCGTTCCGTGGACCTGGCTTATTGACTGGTTCGCGAATGTTGGGGATATAGTTTCCAACTTATCGTCAAACGCAGTCGATAACGAGACCTTGACTAATGCGTACTCCATGGAGAGTCAAGAAACTCTCTTTGAGGTATACGTTAGTACCTCGTGGGACGAGCTTGAGACCTTTCCTTTCGGGTCCCATTTCTTCGTTCCATCGGGGTCTGCCTCGCCTTACTACTTTCGTAAAGAAGGTTATAAGGCTAGGCACCAAGCCTCCCCGTACGGGTTCGGGATACCCCCTGAGAGCTTTACAGCTCGCCAGTGGGCTATCCTCGCTGCGCTCGGTCTTACCAGATCGGGTGATCGTAGGAGCATAAACCAGGTGTGAACCTCGTCTATGTATCCGCAACCTTAAACACAAGGAACTTCGATGTTTTCCGACCCTTTTATTTTGAACCGCGACTGGTCGACGATTACTGCCAATGCAGGTGAAAACACCTCACTGCCAGCATCTGAACGAGCCGCGGATCACTCCACTTATCGCGGTCTAGACCCTGATCAAAATGATCATATTCTGTTCATCGGACATAACTATGGCCGCCGTAACCGGTTTACCGCAAGGTATACCGTTTCCGGCTTTATGCCATCAGCTACTGTTCCTGATCAGAACGTGAGTTTTAATCAGTCGGTCTATGTCGTGGCTGATGTGCCCGTTACAGGGCCCATTCAGTCGACGTCTACATCGACTCATATCTTCCGTAAACAGATGCATCTGATTGGCGGGTTTCTGGTCTCCGTTGGAGTATCAGTAGATCCGCTTTTCAGCCGCATCGTTAACGGCGAGACTTGATCGCTAAGACGTCGATGGAGTAGTAAAAGGGACGGGGACCTTGGAGGTGTTCCTTCCGAAAGGAGGGTAGCCTGAAAAGCCTCGTAGAACTCCTTGTGCAAGTGCTACTTGACAGTAGCACTAAGTGTGGTGCCAACCCCAAGCGCGATCTTATTACGATCGCGAGGAGGACCTTAAATGAAGGTGATAGCTTTCTCACTATCACTCTTCCGACCTACGCTCAGGGTCTCGAAAGAGCCCTCGAGATCGGTCGCCTATCGCCAGCTCTCTTTCCGAAGTTTCGATTCCGGAGAGGAACATGCTGCCCCCAATTTCTTGGAGGGTACATGGATAGGATTTTTGGTCCTGATGGAGTACTCCTGGCCGAAGCGGATCCGGATTGCATCTTTGCGGTTAGACAGATTTGTCTACTTGCGAAGAAGCTTAAACTCCCGTGCGCAAGCGCGAGAGAGAAAGCTGCCGAA